CAAATTCCTTAGCCACTGCTGATTTGCCTGTGCCTTTCGGGCCTCCGAACCAAGCGTTCTCGCCTCGCTTTTGAGACAAGAGCAAGTGCCTCAAGATGCCCTCTTGCCACACAAAGTTGGGGTCAATGGCAGGGGCATTCGGGGCATTCCAAATGTCAACCATAACGGGGTCACCCTTGAAGTTTTTGATGTCAATGCCGAACACATCGAGTGCAGACTTGCGGTCAACAATGGTTGCACTGGTAGCACTGGCAATCACGTCCTCGGCCTTGGCATCTTTGACGGCCTGAGCAAAGGGTTTAAACGCCTTGGCAATGGCACGGGTAACCTCGGTGTTGATCTTGTCGTCATCGACAGTCACGTTGGCCTTGCGGGACACGTCTTGAATGTCGTTGCCCATGTTTGCCATAAGCCCTGCAAGGGCGGCAACTTTGCCCGACATGGTGTTGATTTTGTCGAGGGCATCGAGTGCCACTGCTTCGGCACGGACGGCCACTGAGGCAGTCGCATCAAGCTTGGCGGTGTCAACACCCCCTGCACTGTCGGCCACTGGTGAGCAGTTTTTGATGTAGTCAAGGGTGACGTTGCCCTGCTCGATCAGATCACCGAGCCAGTTTAAACGCACCATTTTGTCCTTGTCATTGATGACAGGCTGAGGGGCTTTGAGGGCGATAACCGCGCCATTGATGACGTACTTGTCGATGGGGGTCAGGGTTTTGATTGTGTTTAGTGATGCCATGTTCTCTCTCCTTATGTACTGGTTTCAAATTAAATTCAGAACGTCACCCTCATTGGGGCAGATGGGCAAATTCAAATTGCCATGTTTAAACGCCCACTTGTTGGTGAGTCGGACTGTATAGCCGCATGATGGGCACACACATTTCAGCATCCGTGTGCCTTGCTTTTTGCCAACCGAGGCTGACAGTTCAGCGTGGACATAAGCACCGAGCGAGTCGATGATCTGCTGATAGGCGGCAACGAATGCACCGCCATGAGTCACCGACTTATAACGTGCGGAGGGAGTGCCATTGGGCAACAGGTGCATGGCATCAGCCACACGCTGATAGGGCTTGCCGTGGTTCAGCGCACCCTTGGCGGTATGGCAGAGCATGGCAACAAGGGTCTCAAAGACCTTGACGGGGTCAGCCAGTACAGGGCTAATGAAAATCTCAAAGTGAGCGTCAGCCGAATTGGTATTCGGGAAGCACTCGCCAACCGACTTGAAATTGGTACGCTTGGCATTGGAGGGGAGAGCGCAAGACACCCTGATTTTGGGGGTGATTGATACGCCATTAGAGGAAAAGAAAGGCCGCAGTTCATCGACTGCCGCAGTCAGCCAGTCTTCACGGGTCAGGTGTTTGATAGGTAAGGTCATGGTTTAAATCTCCAAGAAGTGGGAAATTCCACTGATATGCCCTCGGGCATACCGCTGTAATTTCAGCCTACGTTGCACGTCAACGTCAGCACTTGCAAGCGTTGCTTGGCTCGGGCGAAAGCTTCGGAGATGGCATCGGCTATCTCTACGCTATTGAACCCCTTGTTGTGCCCCCCTGAGCTATAGGACAAGCGGGCTTTTGGCTTACTGCCAAACCCATAGTCAACACGCACTTCACACACACCCTCACTGCCCCAGTGGGTAGGTGATTGGTAGGTGTAAATGATCTGCCCATGCACCACGCCATCCTCGGCATGGGTGTAGTCACGGATGCTTTCAGTAATCATGTTCTCTCCTATGTAGTGCGACATTGCACTGGTCAACCCCGCAGGGCTGACCGCTGAAATGTCAGGATTCATACACTCCCAATTCACCCGCATTGATCCACTCTGCATGTAGACCGAACTTGCGCAGGGCGGCATCGAGCGAGGGGTGAACACCGAAAATCCAATCAGCCCTCATGTAGCCATCATGGTAGTCAGCCCATTTGTAGGACTCGGGTTCCTCTGCGCTGATCTGAAATCTGCCGTTCATGTCGTCCCGAACGTACACTGGAACGCCCATTTTTTTGAGTAAGTTAAAGGCTTTGATGTATTCACGTTTCATGGTTGGTCTCTCTGTAGTAGTGGGAATTTCCACTGCAATGCCCCTGTGCTGAGGGGCATCACGCTGTAAATTCATGCAAGCCACGGCCTCTTGTGATCTTGCTTGCGACTCAGGCATTCGTTGTAAGAGCCAGTGAAGAAAATGCGGTAGCCGTTGCGCTCCGTGTCACCCTTGCAAACAATGATGTTGCCGTGGCGGTCAATTTGTGCGGTATACATATTCACTCTCCCTTGTTGTGACGTGCAATGATTTGTTGAAGCAGGGCTTGATCTTCAAGGTCAAGCATGATGGAAGCGAAAGAGTGTTTCCAATCGTAGAGAAAAACACGTTTTGCATTGGCCAGTGTGGGGTTCGCTTGGTAGGCATTGAGAAGCTTTTTCATGGGGTCTCCAATACAGTGCAAGAGCGCACTCCGTAGCCCTAGGGGCTACAGGCTGAACTCTTTCAGCCCTACGTGGTGTGATCACCTGTAGGGTGTCTGGATCTGCACTATCTGCTTTTCTTTGCCCATCACGGGTAAGCAGGTCTGAGCGGTAATCCTTGCGTGTAAACAATATTGTCTACATCAGCTTAACGCCATTGTAATAGCGTTGGTTGACAAGGTGTACAAGTATTTTAAAAATAATTGAAAATATTTTTGGGCGTGGTTTTGTGGTGTATTTATATTAGTGCAACTGGTTTCTAGGGAGTTGAACTAAAAGGTTCTCAGTTTGCTTGGCTCAAAAAGTAGTACTAAAGTTAATGCACCAAAATGGTGAAAAACGTCTAGGAGCGTCGATCAGAGGTTGGGTAAGGGGGTAGTAGCATGGAGGGCAAAAAAACGCACTGAGGTCGTTTAAATCGGTTTTTGCCACACTTTTTCCGTACTACTTTGACCATGTTCTGTAGTACTAAGGTAATCAAATTATGTGTTGTAAATCTGCACTGTATAAGGTCTGTATAACAAATGTATAAGCTGTGGATAACTCGGGTTGTGTGGATAAGCTGTTGATAACATCCTGTGGATAACCTTTGACTTATGCACAGGGTGTTGATAAACTGTGCATAATGCGAACAGTGCGTTTCCATGCATTGGTGTATGGGAAAGTTGGTAAGTGCATACTAATATGGAGTGTTTAAACATGAGCAAGACAAGCAAGGCTGAGTACAGGGCGGAGTTGGATCGGGCAATGGCCGAGGATGACTTTGTAGATGATGAGGACGGCCACGCTGACCTTAGCGAAGCGGAACAGTTAGCCCATGCCGCAGAGAGTCCAAGACTAAGAAAGGATGGAGAACATAAAGGATCAGAGGTAAGAAGACCAAAGCCTTTAAGCCCACGTCAAGTACTGTTCACACAAGGGGTTATACAGGGGAAAAGCCTACGCCAAGCATACAGAGATGCCTATGCAAATGACACAGGATCAGATGCAAGTATCAGTGCCAGTGCTAACAAGCTAATGAAAGATCCAAGGGTCAAACAAGTACTCAAAGAAGCATGGGAAGAGACTGCCGAACACCTGAGCGAAGACCTCGCGGCTTCTAAAAGATATGTGCTGAAGGGACTGCTTGCACTAAGCAAGAAGGCCAAGCAAGAGGGTACTAAACTAAAAGCACTGGAACTGCTAGGCAAAGCCGCAGGGGTGTTCACCCCGACAGAAGTACAAGACAAAGCAGTGGTCACCGCAGATCAGTTGAAGCGAGAGCTTGCGGGGCACATCAAGCTATTAGATAGTGCCAAGGCCAACGTGCTAGACGTGGACGCAAAGAGTTTAAACGCACCAAGCAAGATGCCAGTAGCAGGAGCGCAGGAGGGCGTGTAAACGTGGGCATACTCCTACCCCCACCAGTACCCGACCCCCACTTGGCACGATGCGACACCCCTCCCGCGTATACGCTCAAATCCACACACCCAAATACATTCCACAGGAAAGCCCCCCCCTTCCTTTTCCAAATCAAACACCCCGGGGGTATATATATTTTCAAAAAAGGTATTGCGAACGTTCGTGTTTGCGTTTAAACTCAAGATGTTGGGAAAGCGTGGTGGCCTAGAAGCCCTCTAGGTAACTGGCGAACGTGAGTACTAACTGTCTTGGACACGCAGACGTTAAAGAGAGGTGGGCCTCGGTGGAATCCCGGGGACTTATATGAAGGCACATTGAGGTTGACAACCAAACCGGAGCAGTTAGTCGCCGCACTGGGCAGTGTGCCCTCATATGAGTAAGAGAAGACAGTTGGTTTTAGACTTCATCCGTGCATACATAAAGTTGCATGGAGTACCGCCGTCTTACGAAGTTATTGCTAGGGGCATTGGGCTGAAGTCCAAGTCCAACATCCACAGGATCATCCACAGATTGAAAGAAGACGGACATTTGGTAACCAAGCCTTATAAGTTCCATGCCATTAGGTTAGTGGACACTAGCGTACGTGAAATGGTACGTCTATGAGTTTATTAACCCACGCAGAGATTAAGAAGTACATGGAGATGGCTCCCAAGGCATCTCCTGAGAACCGTGCAAAGATTCAGGCTTTGCTGGAGATGGATAAAATAGAGCGCAGTAAGGAATCTTTCCTGTACTTTGTGAAGCAGATGTGGCCTATCTTCATATCTGGTGCTCACCACAAGATCATGTCTGATGCTTTTGAACGTGTAGCTAACGGGGAGCTTAAGCGTTTGATTATCAACATGCCTCCCCGGCATACCAAGTCTGAGTTTGCTTCCTTCCTTTTACCTGCGTGGTTTCTGGGGAAGTTTCCACATAAGAAGATTATTCAGACTGCGCACACTGCGGAGTTAGCTACAGGTTTTGGACGAAAGGTTAGGAATCTTGTCTCATCAGAACAGTATCAAAAGGTTTTTCAGACTAAGCTATCGAGCGATTCAAAAGCCGCAGGTCGCTGGAACACTAATATGGGTGGTGATTACTTTGCTATCGGTGTTGGCGGCGCTGTTACAGGTAAGGGCGCAGATCTCTTAATCATTGATGACCCCCATTCTGAGCAGGAAGCCAAGCAAGGCAACCCCGGAGTGTTTGATAATGTCTACGAGTGGTTCACTTCCGGCCCTCGTCAGCGTTTACAGCCGGGTGGAGCCATCATTATTGTGATGACACGGTGGTCTAAGAGAGATTTGACAGGCCAAATCCTTAAGAATTCAGACAAAGATGGCGTAGATCAGTGGGAAGTCATTGATTTTCCCGCAATTATGCCCAACGGGAACCCTGTGTGGCCCGGATTTTGGTCTAAAGCAGCTCTTGAAGCCCTGAAAGCCGAGCTTCCGGTCGCTAAATGGGAAGCTCAGTACCAACAGAACCCCACATCCGAGGAAGGCGCAATCATTAAGCGCGAACATTGGATGATTTGGGAAGAAAAACGACCTCCTGAGTGCGAGTACATCATTCAATCTTGGGATACTGCGTTTGAAAAGAACAACCGCGCAGACTATTCAGCATGTACGACGTGGGGTGTCTTCCAACATCCCGACAAACACGGAAATTTGAAGGCAAACATCATTCTTTTGGACGCATTTAAAGAGCGCATGGAGTTCCCTGATCTAAAGCGTAAAGCTTTAGAGGCATACAAGGAATATGAACCCGACACTTTGATCGTTGAGAAACGTGCTGCCGGTGCTCCGCTCATCTACGAGATGAGAAAGATGGGAATTCCGGTCGCGGAGTATACGCCGGGCAAAGGAAACGATAAGATATCGCGTGTAAACGCGATCTCTGCCTTGTTTGAATCTGGCATGGTGTGGTGTCCCGATACCCGATGGGCTGAAGAAGTTATGGATGAGTTAGCTTCTTTCCCCAATGGCGATCACGACGACCTTGTTGACTCAAGCAGTCAGGCTTTGATGCGGTTTCGCTTGGGAGGCTTCATCTCCATCGATTCTGATGAAGAAGATGAACCTTTTTACCACCGTAGAAAAGTAGAGTACTACTAAGGAATATTATGAGCATTGAACAATCACTGAGCCAAGCTCCATTAGGTTTAAACGCTTTGGAGATGGACAACAGCCCAGCAATGGAGATTGAGATTGTCAACCCCGAGGGCCTCAAGATTGGTATTGACGGCGTAGAGATTGACCTAATGCCTGAAACCGAAGAAGAAGACTTTAGCGACAACCTTGCCGAGTACATGGAAGAGGGCGAACTACAAAAGATTGCCAGTGATCTGATTGGAATGGTTGATACGGACGTTAACTCCCGCAAAGACTGGGTGGAGATGTACGTCAAAGGTTTAGATGTATTGGGGATGAAGTATGAAGAGAGGACGGAACCGTGGCTTGGCGCTTGTGGAGTCTTTTCTACGGTGCTCACCGAGGCCGCTGTACGGTTCCAGAGTGAGACTATCATTGAGACGTTTCCTGCTCAAGGCCCGGTTAAGACGGAAATCATTGGTGCAATCGATAAGCTTAAGGAAGAAGCTGCGGAGCGTGTCAAAGACGACATGAACTACAGACTGACAGAAGGAATGCCTGAGTATCGGCCAGAGCATGAACGCCTTCTGTATTCTTTAGGTCTGGCTGGCGCAGCTTTCAAAAAGGTCTACTACGATCCCACCTTGGGACGGCAAGCTTCTATCTTCATCCCCGCAGAGGATGTGATCATCCCTTACGGAGCTTCTAGTGCCATGACTTCCGAGCGTGTGACTCACATCATGCGCAAGACAAAGAATGACATCCGTAAGCTCCAAGTCTCAGGTTTCTACTTGGACAAGGAACTTGGCGAACCTCTCCAATTCTACACTGACGTAGAAAAAAAGAAAGCCGAAGACCAAGGCTACAACCTCAACGACGATGACCGCTACCAGATCTATGAGATCCACGTAGATTACGACCTCCCCGGCTACGAAGATGAAGACGGCATTGCTCTTCCTTACGTCATCACCTTAGAGCGCGGTACAACTGAGATTCTCTCCATCCGCAGAAACTGGGCTGAAGACGATGAGCACCGCCTTAAACGTCAACACTTTGTCCAGTACACCTATGTACCCGGCTTTGGAGCTTATGGCTTAGGTTTGATTCACCTGATCGGTGGATACGCCCGTGCAGGCACATCTTTAATCCGTCAGTTGGTGGATGCAGGAACATTGTCTAACCTTCCCGGAGGTTTGAAGACCAGAGGTCTGCGTATTAAGGGAGATGACACCCCAATCCAGCCGGGTGAGTTCCGTGATGTAGACGTTCCTAGCGGATCGGTCAAAGAAAACATTATGACGTTGCCATACAAGGAGCCTTCACAGACTCTGCTGGCTTTGTTAAATCAAATCACAGACGAAGGCAGAAGACTTGGCTCCATCGCAGATATGAACATCAGCGATATGTCTGCCAACGCTCCCGTCGGTACAACCTTGGCGTTGCTTGAGAGACAACTCAAGACAATGAGCGCAGTACAGGCTCGTGTTCATTACTCAATGAAGCAAGAGTTTAAACTGCTTAAAGAAATCATCCGCGACTACATGCCGGAAGATTATGACTACACACCTGTGTTTGGTACACCCCAAGCCAAGCGTGCAGACTATGACATGGTGGATGTTATCCCCGTATCAGATCCCAACTCGGCAACGATGGCTCAACGGATCATGCAGTATCAGGCTGTCATCCAGTTGGCTCAGGGTGCTCCACAGATCTACAACCTGCCTTTGCTGCACCGCCAGATGATTGAGGTTCTAGGAGTAAAGAACGCAGACAAGCTTGTACCTATTGACGACGACATGACTCCACGAGACCCAATCTCAGAAAACATGGCGTTCTTGACTGGTAAACCTACCAAAGCTTTCATCTACCAAGACCATGATGCGCACATTGCTGTACATACATCAATGATGCAAGATCCTGTGGTGATGGGTCAGATGGGACAAAACCCAATGGCTCAACAAATGCAGGCTGCA